TCAAAGCCTTCTTCTAGTATCTCCACTGTAGTATCTGCTTCGTTATCCGGTACATAACGCACAAACACTGTCCACTGCTTTTTATCTGGGTGATCTACCCTGTGTGCATTACCGCCTGTAATCTTTACCTCAATGTCTGTAAACATTTGGGTAACTTTGTAGGCTTGTGCACTGTGATTCACTTTTTCAGGGAACTCTGCCCATTTATTTGGATGCTTATACAGCTCTTCTATAAACGGTGTCCACTTATGGCTCATGTCTCTGCCACGTACACTTATCATTGCTATATCTTTATCTGATACGAACTTTAGTTTCATTAGATTCCTTGTTCCTCAATTGAACCGAAGACACGTTCGCCTCTAGCAAACAAATCCTCCCACGTGATTTGTTGTTGATCATAAAGTTTGATGTTGTGCATCATCTCATCATGATCCTCTATATCTTGCTCATCTACTTCTAGCTCAATTGATAACCAGTAAACTGACTCATTGAACTCTTCGTATTCTATTTCTTGCATGACTACCTTTCATAATATGACATAACGGAATAATCAACCCCCACAAGGCACTATATTTTCCAAAAAGTTTGAATATAATGCGCTCGCGGCGATTGTTTTGACTAATTACGAAGCAATTTGTCTGTGAGCAACTTTCTCGTACTTACCCTCATCAGACTTAGAACCGACAATAACCAACCCTGGCGACTCTGATTTCACAGTGTAATCGAACTTAGCAAACACATTAACAACATCTGCTAAAGTACTTGCATTTTTGAAATCACCAAATTTAGCACCACGTTTAGCAACTTCTACTAATCCACGAACTAGCCAAGCCCACACAGTAATTAACTTGCCATCTAAGTTACAATCCTGCTGTCTGAACTCTATTGTGCCTCTACCGCCTAATAATTGGCTAACATTGACAACAACCTGTTTCCAAGCTCTAAGTACTGGATTACGTTTACGCAAAGCACGTGCGATATCATCAACTTTTAGCTCTGATGCATACTGATTGTTAACACGACCAGCAATTGGCGTAAATACAGTTTTGTAAAGCCAGTGATAAGTTGCCATGACTTGACCGACTTGATTAGTTGTTAGATCTTGCGCATACACGTGAATGTGTGTACCTGCACTATCATTCATTTCTGCATCTTCTTCAACTAGCTCATTACACAACTGCAACATACCGCCATGCAATACACGTTGAACACCACCAATACTGCGATATTCTGCACTATCTGCAGCACCTTCGCATTCATCATCACCACAGTGATCTGGATCTGTACTACCATAATCGCAATTATCGCAATTACATTCGTGATATATACAACTATTGCACTCACATTCGCAATCTTCGTGATTACTGCTACGCAACGAACCGTCTTCGCCCTTCTCAATGCCGTTTGGTGCTTTTACGCCTTTGCAATCTGGAACCTCAATCTCGAAGCCCCAAGTCCTAGCAGTTAAACCATTCTGCATTTTGTTAAACAATTCTAATGCTTCTGCACGAACTGTATATTTTAAGCTACTATTTGTATTTTCTGAAGCTGGACGAACTTTGAACAGCTCTCCAATACCATTTTTCTTGACAATAGTTGCATTAGTTAATCTTGCAACTTTATCTTCATAGACTTTAAGACCAGATTTGTAACCAGCTTCTGTAATCTTAAGAGTTGCTAGTTTCATAAGACCTCGATATACTGCTGACTCCTCGAAGTTATTTAATAGATGTGGTTGTCTTATAGTTCTATCTACTTGAAAACGCCATCTATCTAGCTCGATACTATCCACACCCGAACCAATACACAACTCATAAGATAATTGACTTTCTATTTGATCTCTTCTTAGCTCTGCAACATAACTAACCCATGTAATGTAGTCAAGTTTATTATCTTTTAGCCAATCTAAACCAGCTTGTGCATCTTCAGGCTCTGGAGTTCTTTGCCAGCTTCCACTTGTAACTGCACTTGGTATATTTGGCATTCTAATAACTTTGCTATATCCACGTTGTTCAGTATCATTTGGATCCTGAACTGTGTACATAATATTTGATACTATTTCTACACCATTTTCTGTAAATCTGAGATTATTATCTTCATCTCTTGATGAAACTGATGAATCTCCTACAGCTATTCTTAATGCATTTATTGCTAACTCAGCGCGTTCACGAACGCCATTGATAAATAACATACTGCATGTAACCTTTCTATTACTTAATACAGAATGCAGTATTTCCACATTCTATTTCTACTGCAACAAGCATCACAACGATTGTTGCCATTACTATGATTCATGAAATTACTATTGCTATAAATAATTTATTCTCGTGTATCATCTCCTAACTAATTGATTGCCAGGCTTGAGCGTAGGCCTGCGCCAGCAACGAAGCGAAAGCCTGCACTATATAACTATTGATTTTTGCAACACTATGTTAAACACTAAAGAACAGCCCTATATAGGAGGCCCATAGGGGGCGAAAACCCGGGGAATTTGCCCAGATTTTTAGCGAATGAACTTGACAAACCAATGCCAGCAACCGTATACTGGACTTAGTTGGAAAACGATAACAGAGCAGGATTGCTCGGATAGGAATAGATATTATGTGCGGAATTGGCGGATTTTCATTATCTCGTGGTTCTAAGATCAACCCACGCAAGCTCAGCAATGCCTTGCTCACCGGATTAGAATCTCGTGGCTCACAGGCTTCAGGCTTTGCGTGGCAGGCTCCAAAAGACTCAGGCCTCTACAAGCAAGACATTACAGGTTCACGCCTGTCGCTTCGTAGTATGCCCGGTAAGACCCATACAGCTATCCTACATACTAGGCTAGCTACTCACGGCACTGTCAAGAATAGTGCCAACAATCACCCAGTAATGTCGCCAGACCAAAATATTGCTCTGGTTCACAACGGTGTTATTTACAATCACACTCGGGTTCGTTCCGAACTACCTTTCAAGTTGCCCGAGGTAGATACATCGGTTATACCAGCCATCCTACAGCAGTTTGGCTACGAGCGTTTCGATATGCTCGACGGCGACGCTAGCGTGGCGTGGCTAGACCAAGCTAAGGCAGGCATTCTCAATGTCGGTCGGTTTAGCCACAGCCCGCTCTGGATTTCTCAGGTTGCTGACGGTTCGTTCATATTCGCTTCTACAGAGTCTATCCTTTTGACAGCTCTCAAGCGTTTGCGACTCAAGCCTGTCTTTATCCAAGAAGCCCCAGAGTCTGCTTTGTATACAGTTGTCAATGGCATTATCACTGCCACTACCCAGCTACCTAAAACCGCACCGGACTATGTAGAAAAGGTATCCACATCTAGCTACAGCAAGTATCGCAAGATGACTGCTGGTTATGCTGGTGCGTGGAGCGAGTGGGACGACTATGTAGCGACCTCTGGCGACTACTACGGCTCTGAGGAGGATGACGAGTTCGAGGAGTTCCTGTGGCAGTTCGTAGAAGTCCACGGCTTGTTCTACACCTACGAAGGTGCTTTACTTGGCAACAAGGACTCGATGTATGAGATCTTCGAGGACAACCGATACCGCAAGTATTGGGAGGACGAAGCTAGGGAAGATTACCGACTTTCGTTCGAGGACTGGGAATACAAAAATTAGTCCCAGCTCTCACTTCTTATTATCTAATATATATTATTATAATATATAATATGAAGGGATAGGGAGACACCAAAACTACCCATAAAAGCATTACATATGTCCGGCCACCGAACACATATAATGCTTTGACACCCAAAAACAAAACTCAACATTCACAAATACTATTTTTTTTATAAAATAAAAAGTTATTTTTGCGAAAAAAATAAATAGCACATAATCTAATAAGAATCCATATTCAATGCTTTAGGCATTACATATGTAAAGGAGAAAAAATGGAAAAGCTATATCCTATCTACTTGACCCACGACGAACTACTCTCATTCGAGGAAGCTCTCTGGGACAAGTCGACAATTCTAGATACGATTGCCCACGAAATGCTAGAGAAGAAAGAAAAGGGTAAGGCCCACAAAGCAAAGGAACGCTCTGTCTACTTCGAGAGGCTGGCCGGAAAAGTCGGACTGCCACTTGACGAGATTTACAAAACCAAGTATGCTACAACCAAGAATAAGAAAAAGGAGAACGCATAATGCGTATGTATGTATCAGGCGACGGAGCTTGGGGAGTTATCCAAGAGTCCGAGTTCGCAATTGTAAGGGTCAGCGATTTCCCAGTGAAGTTCTTTGATCAAATGGATTCAGAGCCGGACTCAATGAAGTTGAGCCTAGCTATGGAAGCCAAGCTAGCAGTGGATAAGGATTCGGGACTGAGCCTTGCTCAATGGCACGAAGTCCCAGAGACCCTGTCCCGGCTACGCTTCCTAATAGACAGCCCTAGAGACCCCACCAAGGGCCAGCTAGAGGAGATTTACATCGACCTAAGAGATGGGCTGGGCTTCTAATGAGAACTCGACACGCAATTGGACAAGTCCTCAGAAGCCGTAGGACAAAGCTAGGGCTTACTTTGAGAGAGGTAAACCCTAACATCTCTTACGCCTACATCTCAGAGGTAGAGAGAGGTAAAAAAGATATCTCAGCAGACTTGCTGGATGTCCTCACAAAGAGCCTAGAGTTCAGCAGGGCTGACTTTATGCTACAGGTTGCCAAAGTCCTAGAGGAGGGTGCTAATGAACCAGCAAGGTTTTAGGGACTGTATAACATTCCTTGTCCAAGATGAAATGGATGAACTCGGAATGCCTTTGATCTCGGACTGCCTACACGGCAGTTGGAGAGAAATGGACCCAGCACTTGACAAGGCTATGTCGGAAGCTTATGCTTCTTATAAGACCTCGCTCAACAAATTGAGTAGGTTAGCAACACGACTCGGATACATCGACAAGGAGACAAAATAATGGAATTTTCATTCTGGTATGACGAAACATACACTTACAAAGGCTACATCACGGCAGACTCGAGAGAGGAAGCTCTCAAGCTTATCGAACAGGTTGAGCTTGGGGAAATCAGAATCAACGATATGCCCGGCTTTACCTGTAAGGACAAGGGCTACACCTTTGAGATCGACCCCGGCACATTGGAGAATCTCAATGACTAAAGATTGCTACGAGTGTGAGAAAGAACTCACAGACGCAAATACAGCAACCTACAAAGGGTTCGACGCTGGCAACTACAACATTGCCAGATTGTTTACCCCAATGGACCAAGAGATATTCACAAAGTGCGATGACTGCTTTGAGAGGGACATCGACCTATACCTAAAGACTCAGGAGTTCTAATGAATATGGATTACGACCTAAACCTATGGTCCGACGGCAAAGGCCGTCTACACCTAACCGCTTACGAGTGGAAGGTATTTGAGGAGGACGGCGAGGTAGTGGAGATTCAGACCAACACCGAGAAGTTCCACACCGCCCTGTATGTCGCACCGGAGAACATCAAGGAGATTGAGTTTCTACTCGGAGACCTTTATGTAAACCAGTATCCACTTACCGACTACGATTCGTGGATTGCGTTCGAGGATATCGTCAAAGATGATTGCCCACCAGCGATTATGGATTTCCTCAACTCACTCCCGAACTATGAGTTCAAGAGATTCCCACAAGAAGAGAGAGGGGTCAGCAAATGGCTAAATCCGGCGACTACCTAGACCCTAGTCGGGATCTTCGACAAGAAGAACTCTACTATCTATATCTAGCTTCAAAACGCAAGCCAATTACCTTAGGGCAATGGCTGAAACTAAAATTCAAAAAGAGAACAAATGTCTAACATCACAATATCGGGGCTGGTGGCAACTACACCACGCCATCTAATTACTCAGGAGGGTTTGCCCATCACGTCGTTCAGGCTTGCTGAGCACGATAGTAAAGACCCTAACGCAACAACAAACTGGTATACCGTTTCTGCCTTTAGGCAACTAGCAATAAACACCGCCAGCTCTGTGTCCAAAGGAGATAGAGTTATAGTTTCTGGTCTGATGAAGATTCGAGACTGGGACAACGGAGAGAGAAGCGGAACTAGCGTCGAGATCGAGGCAACCGCTTTGGGCCACGACCTAGAGTGGGGAACAACCGAGTTCCACCGGACACAGCCAACGCCAGTATCAACGCACGAATGCTCGTGTGATAAGTGCCACAACAAGTAAGGAGCAGTATGAAATATATCATCACGGGGGATCAAAACGAAGTTATCAACCTAGCTGGGCCAGCGAGGGAAGAGGGTCGCTTTATGTCCGACACTCCTAACCTTGACAGCTTCAAGTGGTATCCGATTACGGACGATACGCACGTGCTAGAGGTATGGACCGAGGGCGATACAGTAATCGACCCTAGGGAGCTTGCCATACTCTCTAGGGAGTATCCATCGCTAACCATTGGGATAGTCGAAGGAGTAATGGTAAAGACAGTAATAGCAGACGGAGAGGTAGAGGAAATTGACTAGACTAAACCCACACGCAAAACAAACTTTTGATACGCTGAGCGAGAAGCACAGGGCGTATCAGATTGCGAAGCTGACAATCGAAGCTGAGCTAAAGCAAGAACTAATCGAGAGGCTATCCTCATACAAGTCAGAGCGAGACATTGCCCTACGCCTTGCTGAGGAAGCTGGTGTGCCACGAACTCACTTAGGTAAGGCTATTGGCACGAGCAACTATCGCACAGTCCAAGAGATTCTAGCTGAGACTGCTTCTGATGTAATCAAGCCTGACATCTCGGATGATTCCAGCGGTAAGTGGAGTCTTACAGCACTTCCTGGGCTTTACCCTGCCAACTACATACTAGAAGTATTCGGTATCGGTATTGGAAACATCAGGGGCCACGCTCAGGTCATTATCGACGATGGCGACATCATCTTTGTTGAGGGCGATGAATCAGTCGTGCCAGCAGTCTACAGAGACAACTACGCACCGGAGATCATCGCAAGTGTATCTGTTTAGCTGGGCGTTAGGAATCGGAGCTATTGCCTTACTCGCAACTTGGGTATGGTATTGGGTCTCGACTGCTGAAAAGCATTCGGACACAGCTCGAGTGCCTGATTACAGCTACAACTTTATGGAACACCAGAACTACTGGGAGGCTGAGAACCGTTGATAAAGCTGGAGCCACTAAAGCCTTACGCTTACCAAGAGCTTGACATCAAGAAACTGATTGAGAACAACGGCACTGGTATCGTAGCTACCCAAGTTGGCGGAGGTAAAACTCTAATCGCCATCGAGGTAGCTAAGAGAATGAAAACTACTACCAACTTTGTGATAGCCCCCAAAGGCACACACAAGAGGGCGTGGGAGCAAACTATTCTCAGGCAGATACCAGAGGCCAGAGTTAGCTACATCAACAGCTCAAAGGAAGGCAAGCAAGCCTTCGTTGATCTCGAGAAAGGCAAGGCTGGGTGGTATATCATCAGTCCGGAGTTCTTCCGCAAGTTTCACTGGGTTGGCATTGTTCCAGAGCTAGCAATCTTCGATGAAATTCATAGAGCTTCCAATCGCAAGAGCACAACGTCAAAAATGCTTCACACTCTCAAAGCCAAAAGGCGTATCGGTATGTCTGGAACAATCGCTGGCAACAAGGTCGAGGGCTTCTGGTCGATCATCCGCTGGATTTATCCAGAGGTCGCTGGCAGGTCGTTCTGGAACTGGGTGGAAGCTTACTGTGAGACAAAAATGGACCACTTCGCTGGCAAGGTTGTTTCGGGTGAGGCTTACCCGGGAGCAATTGTAAACACGATACCTTGCTACATCCGACACCTAAAGCGTGAGCAGTGCTGTGAGTTTCATCCAAAGGGAATCGACAGCGAGCTACCTGCTATCCAGACCGAGGTTCGGACAGTCGAGTTGTCGGCAGAGCAGAAGCGTATCTACAAAAAGCTCGAGAAGGACTTGTTTGTGTGGCTAGGGGAAAATCCATTAGCGGTTCAGGTTCCTGTTGCTACTCGAATTAGGCTTCGACAGATTACACTGGGCGTTCCAATCGTCAACGATGAAGGAGTGGTAGATTTTGCTGAGGATTGTAAGTCCACAAAGCTAGAAGAGCTGTTCTCGATCATTGGCGACCACCCAGAGGGTGAGCAAATGCTTGTCCTGACCCATAGCCAGAAGTTTGCGAGCATCACCACAAAGAGGCTGAGAAAAGCTGGACACACCGCATTTGAGTGGTCTGGAGCTAACTCCCAGTCGGTTCGGGACAAGGCACTAGAGGCCTTTATAGCCGGCGATATCCAATTTATCGTGGCGGTTATTTCGGCGGTCGGAGAAGGCACAGACGGCTTACAGGAGGCCTCAAACATCGTGGTCTGGTTGTCAAAGGACGACAACGGCTTGCTAAATGAGCAGGCTTCCGGTAGGCTAGATAGGCGAGGTCAAAGCAAGTCTGTAATCAGCTATGAGATTATCGCTGAGGAAACTTACGATGAAGGTCAGCTATCTAACCTGATAACTAACCAACTAAAAATGAATAACACTCTAAGGAAGGATCAGTAATGAGTGATTTACAAGAGGTAATTGCAACGGCAACAATCAGGGCTTACAACCGAGGTATGGCGATTGAGCGTAATCGAGTTCTCTCGATAATCAATACACACGAAGCTGAAACTAAATGTGAGTGTGAGGGTTGTATCTCTTGGATGAATGCTTTTGAACTACTGAAAGTTGAAATAGATGGCAAATAAAATCTGTTCAGTAGATGGGTGTGATAGGAAGATGCACGGCAAAGGGATGTGTAATTTTCATTACGTCAAAGCTCGTGAGCTAACCGCACCTGCTTGTATTTTTCCCGAATGCGATAAGCCGGGCAGGGCGAGGGATATGTGCCATTCACACTATGATAAATTCCTCAGGGAGACAGAAGACATTGAAGACTACCAAGATTTTTGGGAATTCGTAAAAAGAGAGGTTGGAATAGCATAATGTATTTTTATAGAAACCCATCGAGCAACGATTGTAGTTGCGAAGGTGAACACGTTAGTTGCGAAATATGTCAGACCGAGTGCGGGTGCTTTTGCGACGAGCTTTACGAGAACTGGAAAGACGGAATGTTGGTATGAAAAGAAAAAGCTTTTTAGACCAAGCCATAGCACACGCCAAAGAGCAAGAACGCCAGAGGATCTTGGCACTTGTCAAAAAACAGGGTCAACCCTGGGAAACCATAGTAATACAGGAGCTGGTAGACCAGCTAGAGGGAGCGCAAAGTGCCTAAGCACGAGGTAGTAAATATGCTAACCGGAGAAGTAATTGAGTTTGAAACCAGTGTTGACATTCAGTTGCTTGAGGACTATAATAGATGGGTAGTAGATAACAAGCTAAATCCACCAACCTATTCACCGCAAGAATATGCTTTATATCTAGAGTCTGAGCAGGCTAAGAAAACTCTTGCAAATGCTATTGAAATGGTTGAATATTACTCCACTGGGAATACCCCTTGGGGAACTGAAGTAGTAAGTAAATTGCTAAGGATTCTAAAGGATGAGGAATGAAGTTATCGGCTTTGGTCCGGTGCAACCAATTCAATATAACGAGAATAAACACGTTTTCAAGGAAGTGGAGATAATGGAAATACAAGAAGAAGTAAAAGTAAAAAGAGCTAGAATCAATCCCGATTCCATTCCAGTTCTAGCCATGGCAGTTGCCCTTGTGGGTGTGCTTATGGTTAGCTCTTTCATAGTTTCGTTCAGCGGTATTTACGATGCCTCCGAATGGACCGGACTTCCGGAATACTTTAGATGGTTGCCTGCGCTGTTTATCGACGCTGCAATTTTGGCCTACACAATTGCTTTGATTGTTTTCAAGGCTCGTGGAGAAAAGACCCTAAGAACTGTTCTAGCATTAGGTTTCTTTGCCGGGATCTCGGTCGTCGCAAACATTGCTCACACTTTGGCGTTCTGGGATGGAAGCCTCTCGGATTACAGAGCTTGGGTTGGAGTAATTATTACTGCGAGCGCACCAATTGCTGTTCTACTTGCTGCAGAAGAAATCAGCAGACTAGCATTCGAGCCGGCTAAAAAGAAATGAGCGGATTCGAGATAGTCAACACCGAGTGGTCGCGTGAACTAGAACGCGACTTTCAAGAGTACATCTTTGCTTGTGAAGAGAGCGTTGACGAAGAAGAGCATTTTGTCACATTGTCAGAAGAGTATTTCTGTGGTTGTTTGGTTTGCTACACAAGAGAGCAGTTGTTTTTCTTGACCCCTCGAATTATTGAGGGTTATGAAAAGGGCTTTGTAAAACTAACTAAAGGGGACTAGCTTGGCTAAGCCAATCAAGCCTCAAAGGGGGACTTTAGATAGTTTTGATGGAGCTAGTTATTACGGAGTTCTAAAGGAGGCAATGCCGGAGTGGCATGCGCTTTCAAAAGCCCAAGATAAGAACCAATACTACCCCTGCCTGAATAATCCTTACTACTATATGGATTACGACCAGTCCGGTGCAGAGGTTGATTTAGATGAAGATAAGGTATACAATGAACTCCTTAGTGAAGACGATGTCGAGGCATTGTGCTACGGATGTCCAATCCTAAAGCAATGCTACGACTTTGCGGTTGCTAACGAGGAGTCCTACGGAGTGTGGGGCGGAATTGATTTCGGTCGCAAAGAAGATCAACTGTTCTGAAAAGTTCAAAAACCTAAAAAAAAATTTTGGGGCAAAATGGCGGATTTGGAATTTCAAATCCTAACAAAAGGAGAAGCATGATAGCTGACAACAGAATCAAGGAGCTTTCACTTGGGCTATTCAAACAAGAGTCTGCTAGAGACAAGCAGGTCAAGGTGGGTGCGTCAGATTTTTCTGACCCTTGCGAGTATCATCTAGCCAAGAAGCTCAAGGGAATCCCCGGTGGCGAGTTTAAGTATTGGCTCGGTGCAAAGATCGGAACTGCAACTCACGAGTTCTTAGAGAAGCGTATCGAAACTGTAGATCTCGAAGCTTATCCGGAGTTTGCTGGAGCTCTAGTCGAGCAGACCATTGTGCTTGGTGAGCTAGATGGCTACGGAGTTATCAAGTCTAAGCCTGACCTAGTTCTAGTTCAGGGTAATCACCTTGTCGACTGGAAGACTAGCAAGCGAGACAAGTCTAAGAAGCTTCAGGCAGTTGTGCACGGACTCTCGGAAGATGCTGATGCTATGTACAGCCTCAAAAAATATTACGCACAAGCTCAGATTTACGCTTGGGGTTTGAACAAAGCAGAAACCAAGATCGACGCTTGTTCGCTTGTCTTTATCAACAGAGACGGAACTTATGACCCCGATGTTTGGACCTATACCTTTGATTATGACGAAGAGTTTGCCCTAAAGATGTGGGCTAGACTTGTGCGTGTTTGGGCTGACATTACTGGTGGTAAAGATCTCGAGGAGTTCCCACGAGAAAAGAATTGCTTCAACTGCAAGGTGCTAGATGCTTAGCAGGGAAGTTATTATAGGAAGTGTAATGCTGAGCTTTTTGCTGAGGATTATATTTTCGCTGGTTATGTTTATCTCGGCAACCGAGGTAGACACACCTTGGCTAAGTTTTATACTGCTTGTAATTATGTCAGTGGCCTTAGCTCGAGGACTATACAGGCTATACAGATCAATGATATTTGTGTATGCTCTGGGCAAAATCGACAGCTAACACAGTGTCATTGAATATGTTACAATGGAACTTCCCTAAGGAGGAAATAAAAAATGAGCGAATTCCCAAAACTGCCGTTTGAGCAGTTTATCAAAAAAGCACACCAGCTAAACTCGCCTAAGTCCATACTTGTTTATGGAGACCCGAAGCGTGGTAAGTCTTGGTTTGCTGCATCATCAGCACAGGTTGCTGAGCTAGCACCAGTTCTTGTTCTCGACACCGAAGGTGGATCTTCCGCCATCGCTCGTGACTGGAAAGACGTAGATGTAATGGACATTACTTCTCACGAAGAAATGGAAAAAGCAATCAACGCTCTTGTGTCACAAAAGCACAAGTACAAGACCGTCATCATTGACACCCTTGGAGTTGCGATGGACAGGGCAGAGAAGTTTTTTGCAGAAAAACCTGAAAACCGGAACAACAAGTTTGGTAAGTGGGGCGATCTCAAAGACTGGGTCACAGACATGACTCGCAAATTGCACTCGTCTCCGTTCCTTGCTATCCTTGTTGCTCACGCACAGGATGAAAAAGATGACCAGACAGGTGCGGTAAAAACCGTTCCGATGTTAGTGGGTTCTTCAAAGAACACGCTACCTGCAATCCCGGACATCATTGCTTACTTGACTGCAGAGTCAGATGAGCAGGGTGAGATCCACCGAGTAATGTACATGCAATCTTCTGACAGACTTGTGTCAGGAAACCGCTTTGGTCTACCAGGTCGATTGGTTGACCCAAGTATGAAGAAAATCATCGACAAAATAAATGGAGGAAAATAGTCATGACTATTATCAACATCAACGCCGAAGACCTTGCTCCACAACAGTCTTCATACGAGCCAGTTCCTGCTGGAACGTACAGCACAACTGTGTTTGAAGTCACCCCTACAGAAGTAAAGAGTGGCGACAATGCAGGCAAGCCTCAGTATAAGGTTCAGCTTAGAATCTCTGAAGGCCAGTATGAGAATCGTCGTTTGTTCACATACGTACCGCTTTACACTGGTAAGGCTTTCTGGAAGACTCAGTCATTCTTTGGTGCACTGGGCTACGACATGAAAGACGGCCAGTTCAAGGTTCCTACACCAGCAGAGCTATCAGGCAAGTCAGTAATGGCCAAGGTTACTATTGTCGATGGTCTCAATGGCGAGGATAACAACGTTGCCGGATTCTCTAAGGGAGCATCTGCAACTCAAAACCTAGCGTCAATGGGTGCAAGCCCAGTAGGCGACGCTTGGGTATAGCCTAAATGGGCAAGCGTGGGGTGCGTCACGTAAACAACGCACATCAAGTCCCTACTGGCGTAGCATGGGTTTCCTCTCCTTTCACATGCAGACGAGTTCAATTCTCGCAGGGATACGAAAGTATTTAGGAGAGCAAATGGAAATTAAAGACTTCTTAGAGTCGGTGCTTGGTAATGGTGCTGGCTACGCCACCATCGTGACCAAGGATGGTAGGGGCGTTCCTACTGTGCAGAAGTTTTTTAGCTATCCAGACGAACTTGATGGCATGGTTGCCTACGCAAATCTACACGCAGAAGAAGATGTCTATTTCTCTCCGATTCTTTATTACGAAGAGCGACGCATCCGTGAAAATGCAAAAACTGTTTCGGTTGTCTACGCTGATGCCGACACCTGCGCACCTGAGAACTTTAGACTAAAGCCGTCGATCTCTGTTGAGACTTCTGGTGGTCGCTGGCACACTTACTGGATTCTCGATGGCGAGCAAGACCCACAGAGGGTTGCTCTTGTTGCAAAGCAAATAGCTTACGCACACCGAGACCAGGGCTGTGATGTCTCGGGCTGGAACCCGACCAAGCTACTTCGCATCCCCGGAACTTCTAACAAGAAGTATTCCGAGGGTCAGCAAGTCACGGCAACTTCGAGTGGTGAGCTTTACAAGCTTGCAGACGTTGAGCTTAAGTACAAGGACATAATTGTTGACAAGGTTCTTGACTTAGCTGATGCACCCTTGCCGACAGAGCCACCTGCAGTTATGAGTGTGCTTGCAAAGATATCCAGCAACAAGGATGTGTTGTCGCTTTACCTTGATGAGCCAATGCCAAGCTCCGACTTGTCTAAGATGCTTTGGAAGCTAGAGCTTGAGCTATTCCGCTCCGGACTAAGTGCCGAGGAAGTCTTTGTGGTTGCTAAGCATGCTCGTTGCAACAAGTATCACTCACCGCTTAGGGCTAAGAGAGCTGATGCTGACGGAGATCTTTGGCGTGAAGTCCAGAGGGCTCAGCAGGCATTCCAGAACGATAACGCACCAATTGAGCCGCTTGAGAACGTAGAGCAGGACACCGAGAAGAAGGTTGACTTTCTTAGTGATGACGAAAGAGCAATTGTTGCTCAGACCCCAACCTTTATCGACAAGTATGTCGAGTGGGCTGGCAAGAAAACCGACGGAGCTGTGGACTACCAAGTTGCTGGAGCGTTTACAATTCTGTCTGCTGCTTTCTCGGAGATAGGTTGCGCCACTCCTAAGTACGGCAAGATGGGTTTGAATCTATGGTTCATGCTACTGGGTGAGACAACTCGTAGCCGTAAGTCCACAAGCCGTAGCTTGATGCTAAGAATGCTAACTGCTTACGAGAAGTATGCAGGCTACCAGATTGACATTGGTTCTAACGCAACCGGAGAAGCTTTGGTAAAGCATCTCTCCGGTCGTGACAAGATGACTTCATTGTTCCACCGTGACGAAGTTCAGGGTCTGTTCAAGGAGTTTGTGACTAAGACTTATATGGCTGCAGCTGCTGATCAATACACAGAACTTTATGACGGCAAGGTTCCGGTCATGCTTCGCTCTACTGGTGCAAGCAACGGTGCTAAGGCTATCCAAACTGAGCGGGCAGAGACCAACTTTATTATGTACCTGATGGGTATCACAAGCAAGGTTGCAGAGATCTTGACCATCGATTACTTCCGCTCTGGTTTCTTGGCTAGGTTTATCTACGTAGTTGCGGATGCACCGGAGCGAACTCGTGAAAGCGAAGACTTAGCTCAGGCTAGCGAACAAGAAGTTATGGTTCGTGACGATGAAATGGAACGCCTAGTGCGTAGCCTTCACGAAGCAACTCTTTGGTGGCAGAAGAAGGGCGCACCATTCCCACGCCCGATCTTTATGGAGACCGAAGCACTTGAGCGATTCAACAGCTTCAAGTGGGAGATGGGTGACTATGCTCAGGGTCACCCGAACGAAGAATCCATCGAGCCCAGTCGTCAGCGACTTGCTTTGTCAGCTTGGAAGATAGCTGTGCTACTTGCGATGTACGAGAGGTCCGAAAAGGTTCAGCTTCGCCACGTTCTAATTTCGATCCACTATACCGAAGGCTGGTACTCAAACCTAGTCCGCATGGCAGGGGCAATCTCAGCGTCCGAGTGGCAGAGAGATGTTGATAGCCTCGAGGCACTTGTGCTTACTAAGGGTAGCAAGATGCGATACGAAGAAGCCTACAAAAAGTTTGGTAATAAGCGTAAGCGTGAGTTTGATGAAATGGTCGAGGCACTTAGGTCTCAGGCAAGACTGCAACTTGTAGTCGAGGGTAGAGCTACTTACTTGGAGCTGATGTAATTGCAACAGATCGATAGA